CGCAGGGCAACCAAGGTTTTCAAGGTACGCAAGGCAATCAAGGGTTCCAGGGTACGCAAGGTAACCAAGGGTTCCAGGGCACGCAAGGCGACGGGCTAACGCTTACAGCAGCCCCTGCATCTAACACTACGGCAACCGGAATCATAATTACGCTTACGGCGAACGAGAATCAGGGCTTTGGCGATGTGTGTTTCATCGGTTCTGATGGTGATGCGACAATAGCGGATGCAGACTCTTACTCAGGTTCATCTGCGCTATTCATGTGCCTTGAGACCGTCTCTGTCGGAAGCCAAGCCCTATACCTTGCGCTCGGCATCGCCCGAAACGATTCATGGGCCTGGACTGTAGGCGGGCTTGTTTTTCTTTCCACTTCCGGTACCACGGGCAATACTTTGACCCAAACCGCTCCATCCGGGTCTGGCGACATTGTGCAGATACTGGGCGTGGCAACGCACGCAGACCGGATATATTTCAAACCTGAACTTGTTCAAGTCGAGTTAGCGTAATGGCATACACCGCAGGAATATTCTATATTGACCCGGTTTCCGGCTCCGACACCGCCCGCACGGCGCTCACGTCCTGCACGGCGTCCAACCCTTCCGGGTCAATTACGCGCATCAACAAGACCGGCCACGGCCTCGTTACGGGGGCCGTGGTTGATCTTACCTTGTTCACTGCATGGCTTAATGGTGCCTGGAAAATAACGGTCGTGGATGCGGATAACTTCGATCTTGACGACGCTACTTGGCAGGCGACGGGGGATCCGTCCGGCACAGTCACGCCGCGCGGCGGCTCTTCCTGGGCTGATGCATGGCAAACGGTGAATAGCGGGGCAACCGCAGCACGTATTCAGCCAGGTGATTTTTTCAAGTTCCCAAAAACCCCGGCCACATCAACCGGCGTTAATGCCACATTCACAGCAAACTCGAAAACTGTCACCCTTGCAAGCGCGCTGACAAAGACTGTCACGAACGCATCAACAGGCTGGACGGCCTCCGCAAACATCACCCTTAGCACTACCGCAACCAGAAAGATCGGAGCAAGCGCGTTGGTAGTGACTCCGGGGGCCGCTTTTACTACCGGGAAAGTATGTTATATCGGCCTTGGCGGTACGCAGGATTTTTCCGCTTATGAAAAACTTTCGTTTTGGTTCAGGCCAACCACCTACAAAATCATATCGAGCGGCACTTACAAAATATGTTTGTGCAGTGACACCACAGGTGATGTGATTGTGAACGAAATGAACATCCCGGCCACAATTGCCAACTCGTCACACCACACAATGGTCTGCGATTACGGGGCCGCCCTTGGCTCCAGTATCCAGTCCGTGGCAATCTACGCAAATAGCGATCCTGGAACAACAGCGTTTTCTGTTGAAAATATAGTTGCCGCGAACGACTTTACGCACCGCTCTTTTTTTGGCTGGCAAGGGGATTGCTTCTATGTTCCTCAATCAATAAACGAGACGACGGTAATAATTGACTCAGTCAATACTGCGCTTGGCGGGCGCGGTTGGTACGGCACAACAGGAACAAACACAATGCACATCGTTAACCCGTATGTGTCAGCCGTGACGAGCAACTTTATGGCCATCAACGAGCAGGGAAGTCCTCCGGCAAAGTCTACATACAGCGGCGGATGGGACACATCCAGCGGGCTTCAGGATGGGTATACATACTTTCACTCTCAAGTTAACGGGCAGGGAACATTTTTTTCAATAAGCGCAGGCCATGTCATAGAAAACTTTGTTTGCGGGTGCTACTCTGGCGGCTTTGCCCTTGGCAATACCTGTACCGCAACCACGATAAAAAACTGCGTCTCGTCAGGGTGTAGCACTGGGGCCTCCATGCCTGACGGGCTAAATAACTTATTCCTGGATTCAAGGTTTTTGGCCTGCTCCAGCGCAATTATATTCGGCGGCTCGAACATTGCTGTTAATTGTGACTTTTTTTCCTGCGGTAGCGCTGGCGCGACCATCAAGCAGTCAAAGTTTATCAACTGCCGTTTTGCCAATTGCTCCCCCTCGTCCATATCAGCATCCGGCAACGCGCTGTATAGGTATATGTATCAGCCTGGCGCTCTGCTTAAAAACTGCCTTATTGCAGATTCAACCGAGTTTACGTTCACTACAAACACAACAGGCATCATCTGGTCTTATGACCACGACCAAACGCCAGGAAATCATTGGGGGTTTGCCAATGGTGCCACGGTAAATATACAGTCGTCAGTAGTGCACGATACAGAGCCAGTAGCATGGCGGGTAGTGCATTCGAGCGCCGACGCAAACGCCTCGAACCCTGTCATGTTTAAGTTAGGGGAGTTCGCTGTTTCTGCGGCTTCTCTCGTAACCTTCTCTGCTTGGGTAAAAAAAGACCATGCCACCAATGTAGGGTGCTCAATCTTTGTTGAAGACGAGGTTTACAACATTGCCGGAGTCGTGGCTGATGAAGAGACCGCAGCAAACAACACGTCCTGGCAGCAACTTACAATAACGTTTACGCCTGACGTGGACGGCATTGTGCCAATTTACTTTAAGTCTTGGTACATAGCAGGCAACTCAAATACTTATGTAGGTTCAATATCTTGCACACAATGAAAAGAGAAAAGTACCTCGACGTCCCCGTAGTTGTTCGGGAGGAAAATGATGTTTCAGGGAAAAAGCGGGTTTGGGTTCTGGTGACGGAAACCCGCGCTGAAATGATTAAACTGGACGGCAATGCCAAAAAAGCGGACATAGGTGCCGCCGCCGAAAAACGGCTTGCCGACCTCAAAGAAATACAAGCCAAAGAAATCGAACTGGAAGAACTTGAGGCAGCAGCCGCCGCGCTGCGTGCTCAACTTGGTATCGAATGATTACAAAGGCAGACATATTAGAGTTGCAACATTCAGCCGACGGTTCACCGTGGGCCAGTGTTGTTGTTGGTTCGGGGATTGACCCGGACACGCTCGAACTGTCTGCCGATGGTTCGCCGTGGCACGGCGTTATTGACTCCGGCCCGCCGCCGTCCGGCGAAATCGCCAAGGTTGCCGGCGTGCTGCTTGCCAATGTTGGCAAAATATCGGGGATCGCAATAGCCGGAATCGGAAAGATTGCCGGAAAAATAAAATAACCGTATGACCATATCCGTCTTCACACCTATCCACCAGCAGGACAACGATACCGTTATGCGCGCTTACCGCAGCCTGTGCGCTCAGACGGTGAAGCCCACCGAGTGGGTGCTCCTGATGAACGGCAAAGCCGAGTTCTGGCGCCCTGCCGGGCTGGACGATGCGCCGTTCCTTGTGAAAATCTTTTCCTACGGTGAAAGCGGTAGCATTGGGACGCTCAAGGCCGTGGCCTGCGCAAATTGTTCCGGCGATATCCTGGTGGAACTGGACTACGACGACGAATTGACGCCTACAGCCATCGAAGACATCGCCAGCGTGTTCATGCACCAGCCGCAGGTAAAATTTGTCTACTCGAACAGTATCGAAATACTGCCAGACGGGACAAACAACCTGTACGGCCCAAAATACGGATGGCGGCACCGCGAGGTGGAGTGGGATGAAAATATATTCGGCAAGTGCAACGTGGCATTCCCAGAGCAGGCGCACTACATGCGCCGCATCGAGTGGGCGCCCAACCACGTGCGTGCATTCCGGGAAGATGCCTACCGCGAAATAGGCGGCTACGACGTATCGCTCGCCGTGGGCGACGACCATGACCTGGTGTGCCGGTTTTACCGGGCCTTCGGGGAGCGCGGTTTCTACCATATTGACGAGTGCTTGTACATCTACCACATTCACCCGGGCAATACCAGCAACGGGCGCAACCGCAACGCCGAAATACAGGCGCAGGTAGACATCAACTACTGCCGTCATGCCGAAGAAATGTACATGCGTTGGGCTGCCGACCGGCGGCTCGACTGTCTCGACCTGGGCGGCCGCATCGGCAAGCCGGAGGGGTATTTGTCCGTTGACCTTTTGGACGCCGACATCATTCAAGACCTGAATGCCCACCGTTGGGACATCGAGGACGACAGCATAGGTGTCATCCGCGCTTACCACGTGTTGGAGCACCTCGACGACCCGATCAATTTTTTCAACGAGTGCTACCGCATACTCGCCCCGGGCGGCTTTCTGCTCATCGAGGTACCGAGCGTGAACGGCCCCGGCGCATTCGGCGACCCGACGCACAAGCGATTTTTCAATACGCTGACATTCGAGTACTTCACCAACCAGCAATATGCCCGGTTCATTCAGCCGCAGTATTCCGGCCGGTTTCAGAAAGCCCGCGTGCAGGAGTATGTGTGGCCCAACGGCATCCCGGTCATATCGGCGCAACTCATTGCGCTCAAGGGCTGGTACGAAAGCCGCTGGTGCGGCCTGAAAGAGATGTAACCCGATCACGATCACATGACCGTCACATAAGAACATGACACACGACAAGACATACGAGGCCTACAAGGTCGTCACGCCCGGGATCGAGTTGCCGGTTACGCTGGAACTGGTGCGCATGCACCTGCGCAACGAAGACTTGCGCGCCGACGACGATCTGGTGCGGGCCTACATTCGCACCGCTGCTGCCACGGTGGAGCGCACATACGGCCTTGCCTTGATCGAACAGACCATTGATCAGTACCATTCCGCTTTTCCAGCCAATTCCGACCAGCCCGTGCTGCTGCGTGTAGCCCCGCTGATCAGCATCACGTCGGTGACGTATGTTGACAGCGCGGGCGACACGCAGACGTGGGACGCCGACGAATACACCACGGGCCGGATCAACGGCCAGCAGGTCATCGTGCCCAAAATTGGGTACACCTACCCTTCCGGCCTTACCACCCGCCCAAACGCCGTCACGATCACCTACAAAGCCGGGTTCGGCCTCGGCGCCGACAGCGTGCCGAATGACATCCGCAGCGCATTGCTGCTCATGGTAGGGCACCTGTACGAAAACCGCGAAGACCCGCCCAACACGCTCCCACGGGCCAGCGAGGCGCTTTTGCATCCCTGGTACCGTTTTTCGGCATGATTATTTTGAAACAACCTATATTTCACACAAAACAAAAAAGTGTATGTCTAACGTAGCAAAAACACCCGAACCCGTCCCTGTGAAACCCTGGTACAAATCCAAAGTCGCGCTGTTTGCGCTCACCGTGTTTGCTGTATTTGGCGGCAACTTGCTTTTCGGCTGGTTGGGCGCTGATGTGTCCGACGAGCAGATTGCGTCCATCCAAGCGGCCTACCCGACGGCGATTGACGTGATCGAAGGGCTGCGCAATGGCGAAAGCATCCAGAACTACATCGGGGCTATTTTCGGTGCTGTCATTTTCATTGCCCGGGTGTGGTTCACGGATTCGCTGATTCCGCAAAGCGTGAAAAAATGAGCAAGCGCACGCGCATCGGGCATCTGAACCGCCGCATTGATATCGAGCAATCAACGGCTACGCGCGGTCAAGCCGGTCAGGAATTACTTACCTGGTCGTGCCTGGCTACCGTGTGGGCTGCCGTGAACGCCGGAAATACCGGCAATGCCGAGCAGGTGGAAGGCGACCAATTGGTGGCTACATCCCGCCTGGTGTTCACGATCCGATACCGGGCCGGGCTGGACAAAAAGATGCGCGTGAAGTACCGCGACAACCTGTACAACATACTTACCATCCACGACGACGGGCGAGACGCATACATGCACCTCACCTGCCAAATTCAGGAGTAGAACATGAAAGTAGGCCGCTACCTGTACAACAAACTCACGAGCACCAGCGCCGTTACCGCGCTGGTGGGTACGCGCATCTACCCGGTTTTCATGCCCCAGAATGCGGCATACCCCTGCATCGTGTACATGGTAGACAACAAGCCGCTGGATCCAAGCAAAACCAGCGCAGGTAACCACGATACAGCCGTAGTGACGCTGTACATCTGGCAGGAAGCCCGAGAAGGTCAGGACGCCTACGATGTGCTCGACAGCATAGACGCCGCCGTGCGTGCCGCGCTCGATGCCGCCAGCGGCACCGCCGGAGGCGTGACAGCAGAAGTGATTCAGTACCTCGGCAGCCGCGACGGGCGCGACGAGGCTATGTTGACCTACCTCCGGGAAGCCACCTACGAAATCATACACCGATGAGCGAGATACAACTGATGCAGGCAGAAGTGACGGCTCTGGTCAAAAAAATGGAAGCAGTCGGCGAGCATGGCCGCAAGGCAAGCCGGGACGCATTCCGGCAAGCCGGCGGGCTGCTCATTTCGGCTATTCAGGGCCGTGCACCGGTGTCTGATCGCCCGCACTACCGGTACGCGCAAGGCAGTACGCGCCGTGCCAAAAAAGGCAGCGGCAAGCGCCTGGCCACTTATGCGCCGGGCAATCTGAAGCGCTCGTTCAAAATCCTTACGTTCCGGCGCTCCGATGCGGTGTTCGTAGGTCCAAAATTGGCCAAGGGAAACGCGGTGGGCCGATTCGTAGGCGCGCGCACCGACGCTTACTACGCCGGCATGGTGGAGGCTGGCACACGGCGCATGAGCGGCCGCTACTTCGTGGCGCAAGCCGAAGCGGCAGCCGGGCAACAAACGCTCCGAGCCGCAAGCGAACTATTGCGCCGGGAAATAGACAATCACATCACAAAAGCAGGGTTAAAATGAAAATTCAATTCATTAAAACATACCAAGACGGCAAGCGCACCTATCAGCCCGGATGGGTGGGAGAGGTAAGCGACCCGGACGGCGAGCGCCTGGTGTCGCAGGGCTTTGCAAAGGAGGTGGACAAGTCCATCCGCAGCCGCAAGTACGCGCCGGAGGCAAAGCCGGCTACGGAGTGCGTAGTGCCCGAGCGCATCGCCGAAAAAAGTACGACGGTGGAACGTCAGGAGGCTGTAGACCCCCCGCCATTGCCAGAGCCTGAATTGGCAGAAACGACTACCTCTGCATGGAAGTGGGGCAAAAAGCCCAAGCAAGCCGAAGGAGAATAAAACACAGATTCGCAAACAAATAAACAAACACTACCTATGGCTACCACAGGCACAGTACTTTCCAAGTTCATGAAAATCTATACCGGGAGTGGCACCCCGGTAGCCATCACCTGTCAAAACGACCTTACGCTGACCGTGACGACCGAGACGTTCGACACCACCTGCAAGGACACGGACATCTCGTGGGCAGACGCCGAACCAGGCACGATCAGTTGGACGGTCAGCGGAAGCGCAAACTTCGCCTTCGATGCGACCAACGGCTACAGCGAGCTGCTCGACGCTCAGATCAACGGCGACACGGTGCCCGTGGTCGTTCAGAACGCCGTTACCGGCGACAAAAAGTACAGCGGCAACTGCATCGTTACCTCGCTCGAACTGAACGCCAGCGGCATCAATACCGCCGCCACCTACACGTTCACGCTGACCGGCAAGGGCGCCTTGACCGAAGCAACCATTTCCTAATGTGAAAGCCGATGACTACGCAGCAACTTACCATCGGCGGGCGCAAGCGCCCGGTAAATTTCACATTCGAGGTGGCCTACCGCTACGAAGAAACAACGGGCCGCAAGTACATGCGCGACTTGCGCCTGTTGTTTCGTCAACTGGCCGAGATTTCGCAGATCGTCGGAAGCGACAATACCGACGATCTGGTGGACGCCACCGATCAGATCAGCATGGTCGTACTGGCAGACATTGTACATACGGCGCTGGACTATGCCGCCACGGAGCGCGGCGAGACCCTCGACTGCACACCGGCACAGGTGGCAGGCTGGCTACTGACCGATACGGCAGCCAGCGCACAAGTATTCAACTTGCTGGCTGCCTCGATGCCGCAGCAGAAGCAGGAAGACGGCGACGCAAAAAAAAAGAGGGAGTGGGCGCCGCCCAGGACGAAGCCGAGGACATCGACTGGCAGACGCTGATCGAGTCCGCTGCAGAGTGCGGCATGACGGAGCGGGAATTCTGGAGCAGCACGCCGCGCTGGCTGGCTGCCCGGCAAACCGCCTACCAACGGGCGCAGCAGGCAGAATGGGAGCGCACGCGCATCGGCGCGTTCTACATCGTGAAAACCGTGGACTCCAAGAACCGGTTCAAGAAGCCGGAGGATCTGTTCAAGTTCCCGTGGGAGCAGCCGAAAGCGGAGGCGGTTCAATCCGCGCCACTTACCGCCCAAGAGCAGGCCGATTTCGAAAAATTTAGCCGGGAGGCCGACGAGTGGTACTACTCCAAGCACCCGGAAAAACGACCTAAAACAGATGGCATCAGTCAGTGACCTGAACATACGGCTCGGCCTGCTGGACAAGAACTTCAGCCGCCAACTCGCCAAGGTGGAACGCGACATGCGGGCCTCTGTGCAGCGCATGGGCGCGCTGGGCGAGCAGATGACGCTAGCCGTGAGCGCACCGCTCGGCCTCATCGGCGGGCTGGCGCTCAAGACCGCTGCAGAGTTCGAGTCGCTCACGCTTGCCATGACGACGACGTTCGAGTCCGTCGGGCGTGGCGCCGGCGAAGCCGCCGCCGAGATCAACGCCCTTCGCGTGGCCGCGCTGGCCCCGGGCCTCGACTTCGAGCAGGCCGTGAAAGGCTCCGTGCGCTTGCAGGGCGTGGGCATATCCGCCGAAAAGGCGCGCCTGATCCTTGCCGAACTCGGCAACCAGATCGCCAGCACCGGCGGCAGCGCCGACCAACTCGATGCCGTCACAAAGCAGTTCACGCAGATCATCGGCAAGGGGCGGCTGCTCCAGGAGGACTTGTCCATCATCCTCGAAAACATGCCGGGCCTCGCCAGGGTGCTCAAGGAGGAGTTCGGCACCACCAGCGCCGAGGCCATCCGGGCCCTCGGGGTGAGCACCGACGAGTTCATCAACCGCATCACCGACCGCATGGCCACCATGCCGCGCGTGGCCGGAGGCCTCACCAACGCGTTCACCAACGCGGGCGTGGCCATCCGGCAGAGCCTGGCCACCGTGGGCGAGGCGATCAACAAGACCTTCAACGTCACCGGCCTGCTCAATAATTTCTCCGAGTGGATCGTGGGCCTCGCCGATGCCTTTGCCGGACTGAGCGGCGGCACGCAGGCCGTCATCCTGTCCATCGGAGCATTCGCGCTTGCGCTGGGGCCGGCCATCAAGGGCCTGTCGCTATTGCAAGGCGCGTGGGTATCCATCGTGTCGGGCATTGCGCCCATGGTGGCGGCATTCAGGACGGCCACCGTGGCCGGCACGGGCCTCACCGGCGCGCTCACGGCCATGAACACCGCCGCACGACTGAACGTGTTCATCGCGGCGGCTTCGGTGGTGATCGCCTTGGGCGTGGCCATCGCTACGTATGTGTCGAGGGTGGACAGCGCCACGGAGTCGCAGCGTATGTTCGCCGAGGCACAGGCCAAGGTGAACGAGGAAGCCGGCCGAGAGACGGCCATACTGAACAAGAATTTCGAAGTGCTGAAATCGGCTACCGCCACCACCGACCAACGGCGCGCGGCAATAGACGAACTGAAAAAAGTGTACCCAGACTACCTGCGGGGCGTTGATCTGGAAACGGCGTCGCTCACCAAGTTGACCGATATACAGGCCGGGCTGAATCAGGAAATATTGCGCGGCGTGGCCGAGCGCCAGAAGGCCGTGGCTGTAGAGTCTCAATTTGCAAAGGCAGCCGAGGCCCAGTTGCGCATTCAGCAATTGCGCGAAAAGGGATTCGAAGGCCTTACCGGCGATGAGGTGAAACGCTCCGGTCGCAGCCTGTTCGGGACGGATTTCGAAAAAAGTTTCGTGCAGGAAGCCGCCCGTGGCGAGGTGGTGCGAGATGTGATCAAGGCGCTGGAGGACGACGTGAAAAAAGCGACGAAAGCTGCCGACGAACTCGGCAAGTCATTCGACAAGGCCTTCGGCATCGGGGCCAACAGCGCCAACCGGCAGTACGACGCTCTCACGAAGCAACGGCAGGCGGTAGAAGACGCAAAAGACGCGCTGGAGGACATGACGCCGGCGCAGCGGGCGGCGCTTGAGTTTTCGGAGAACTGGGACAAGCGCATGGCCTCGAACAAGGAGAGCGCCAAAGGCGCGTTCAAGGAGTCGAAGGCACAGGCGAACGCCTACAAGGACGCGCTCGCGTCCATCCGGGCCGTGACGGAAAAAGGCGACGTGCTCGGGGCCGATGTGTTCGGCGAGCAGGCCACGGAGATCACAAACCAGATCGAACGCCTCCTCGAGGCCGGGTTCAAGCCGGCAGGAAAGGAGGTGCAGCACCTGCGCTCGATGCTGGTGGACATGCGCGAGTCCCTCGAAAAAGGATTCGCCGTGCCCAACACCACACAGGCCGTGCTGGCCGAAATGGACAAGATAGATGCGGCCATCGCCCGCGTGAACGATGCCGTGGCGCCCATCGTGGTGCCGGTTCCGTTCGTGGGCGCTGCCATCGGCGAGATCGAGCGCGTACAGGCGGCGGTGGATGGGGTAAAACAGCCCGAGCCGCTGGTATTCCAGGTGGAGGCGGATCCGATTCCGCCTCCCGACGTGTCGCCGGCGCTGGAGGCCCTGCAAAAGATAGACGCGGCGGTGCAGGCCGCATTTTCCGGCATCGTGCCGGCCACCATACCTGTACCGTTCACGGAGGTTGCATACGCGGCCATCCGGCAGTACGATGCGGCGCTGGGAAGCACCTCCACGCCACCTGACGCGACGGAAATACCGCCGCCGGTGGTGGAACCTGCGCTGGCCGAGATACAGCGCGTGACCGATGCGCTGAAAAAGTTGTCGGCCCCGGAACCGTTGTCGTTGTCGGCATCTTCGCCGGCGGTGCCCGGCTTGCCAACCCTGCCGTCGCTCAGCGTGCCGACGTCGGTGGTGCAGTTGGACACATCCGAGGCGCAAGCCAGCCTTGAGGCCCTGAAAGAAACCGCGCTTGGCGCAATAGAAAGCAATACGGCCTACCTCGGATCGTGGCAGCAGATTGCCGACGTGATGGTGCTGGCTACCGAAGGCCTTAACGGGTTTTCGTCGGCCATGCAAGCGGCTATGGACATCGCTGCAGAGCAGGGAGATGCGCTCGGAAATATAGCACTTGTGGTGGGGCAGTCGGTGGCAGATGCCGCCGCACAGGGCGCCGCATCGTTCGGAGAACTGGCTAATGCTGCCGTATCGGCTGCAGCCAAGATCGTGCGCGCATGGATTCAGCAGGGCGTGGCCGCTGCCGTGTCGAAGGCCCTTGGTAGTCTTCCGTTCCCATTCAACCTTGCCGCTGGCGCTGCCGCCGGGGGTCTTGCCGCCGCGCTGTTCACAAGAGCGATTTCGGCCATCGGCGTTCCAGCCCTCGCCGAGGGTGGCGTGGTGCGAAAGCCGACGTTGGCCCTAATCGGGGAATACCCTGGCGCCAGCACAAACCCCGAGATCGTGACACCGGAAAGCAAACTCCGTTCGATATTCCGCGACAGCGGCGGCGCAGGCGGTGGAGGCCAATTGGTGGCCGTGGTGCGGGGCGACGATCTGCAGTTCATACTTGACCGAGCCGCCGCACGGAGGGGGCGCACGCGCTGATGGCAAACAGACTGTATTCTGCATTCAAAAACAGAAAAGGGCACACCTACACGGTGTACGTGGATGATTCCGAATTTTCAGGCACCGCCACGGAGGTCACGCTGGCAGAGGGCGGATTCTCGCTCCGATACGACGGCGACCCGGACGACCTGTTCGCACCCATCATAGGGTCGAAATTGGAAATCCCCGTCGCTGTGCTCGAAGGCACACTTTCCGTGCTCGAAGCGATCAACGATGATATTCTCACTTCGAGTGAGACCCGCTTCACCGTAAAGGTCACGGTGAACACCGGCAGCGGCGCCACGATGTTCTGGGTAGGCTATGTGCTGCCGGAAATGTCTGGGTTCCAAGACATTTATCCGCCGTACCGGTTTTCCATTACCGCGACCGACGGCATCGCCCGGCTGAAAAAAATTGATTACAGGGACGGGAATGCGCCATTTGGGTTTGGCCGGCTGTCGCAGCACCTGCTTCGGGCGCTGCAATTCGAGGACACGCTGCTCGGCTACTGGGGGACATCCGACGTGTACCTGCGTGCCGTGGTGAACTGGCAGGACTTCAATATCGGGACGCCAGGCGCATCGAAATGCCCGCTGTACCTTAGTTATGTGAACGGCACCGTGTTCGCTGAAAAAAAGGAAAGCGACAGCGCTACCGGCTCCTACAAGTTCCTTTCCTGCTACGATGTGATTGCAGAAATATGCACACACTTTGCCGCCAGGCTTTACTTCTCGGCAGGCTGTTGGCGATTCGAACAGGTGAATGAACGGTCGCAGGACGAGTTCTACGAGCGGTCGTACACAAAGGCCGGGGCGATCACGAGCAGCACGGCCACGCAGACCTACGACGTGTCGGTACCGCAAAGTGCCGGAGGGAAACGCCTGGCAGGCGGCACATTTGGCTACATGAGCGCGGTGCGCAAGGTGGTAGCCGAGTATGTGCACAACAACACGTTCAACTACCTGGAAGGTTATGGCGGGCTGTACTGGAACAAATTGTCCACGTTCCCGGACACTACGACATTTTCCAACGTTTCGTTTTCGGACGAAAACGTGTTGCGTTTTTCGTTCAATGTCAATATTGAGGCTACACTTGACCTGGCATACGCGTTGCCGTGGCGCTATGTGCTTCGTTTTTTTGTGTCGGCCGGTGGGCAGACGCTGGAAGCGCAGAGCCTGAATCTGGTGGTGAACGGGAACCCCACGACGCAGATTTTGCCAAACACGCCGGTATGGCAGTCGGGCACGAACTACTACGAAATCAGTACGGAGTTCACGTTCAGCGATTTCCTGTACCAGTTCGCCACATTCACATTCGACACGCCGCCTATGCCGGCAGGCACCTCGATTGAGGTAGGCTTCGTGGAGGGCTTTGCGGTGGACATCAATGGTGACTTCGTCGACATTGATCTGACCTGGTGGAGCGTGACCGCGCCGCAAATGCGCATCCGGCAGGCAAGCGACCCGGCGCTTGATTTCGAAGGCACGCGGCTGTACGAGGCTGAAAATGCCATCGAGGGCAACACGGTGGACGTAGAAAAGAAATTCATTTTCGGACACGCGGTATCGGGCACCACGCCCGGCGCATTGTGGACGGAGCCGGGCACCGACTTACCGGCATTGACAACTGGCACCTGGGATCATGGCACCGACACGGAGAACTATGAGTTCCCCCAGTTGTGGGCTGCTGAAGTACTTGCGGCGCGGGCAAAGCCGCGTCCGGTGTATTCCGGTGCTTTTTATTCGGCCAATACCCGGGCGCACAGCCGCGTAATCATGCCGGATAACTCGGCCTGGCTGATGCTATCTGTCGAGTTCGCGGCCTATGATTCGTTTTGGCGCGGGCAGTGGGTATCCGCGGGAGTGAACCGCGTGGAAGTGACAACAACACCGGGCATCCGGTTGACGACGCCGAAGTTTTTCCCCGGCAGGGTCCCACGGCAAGGGTTTTGGAACCCTACCCCTCCGGCATCTGCGCTTACCTCTGCCGGTATGCAGGGTTTTTCGGGGGCTGCAAATCTGGCCCTCACGGCCCTTGCCGTGAATACAATAGGCTCGAACATATCTGCCGGAACGATTACATCAATCCCGCTGACATATCCGGTTCGGGCCAAGTCATTTTTTCAGAATGATGACATTCTGCTGGTGATTCCATCTTCGGGGAAAGTGGTATCGCTGATGGTTTCTGACGATGCGGCCGATGGCGACACCTCGCTTTCGGTTAGCAGTACAACCGTAGAGGACATACCAACAGGCGCGTTGATCCTGTACGGGCCTCTCAATAAGTACACCAAGCAGGGCGGAGATTCCGCAAGTTTGCCTGTTGGAACAAGCCCGGGGGATGTGCTTATCTGGAATGATGCAGATCAGGTCTGGGAACCATACGCCGGGACCAACCAAGGGTGGGTGCTTACGTATGACACCGTTACCGGTTGGCAGGAAGGCCCGCCAGGGGATGGCCCACAGGGTGCCCAAGGTGCGCAAGGTGTTCAAGGCGCCACCGGCGCTACCGGGCCGCAGGGTGCACAAGGTACGCAAGGTGTTCAGGGCGCCACGGGCGCTACCGGGCCGCAGGGCGCACAGGGTACGCAAGGTGCACAGGGCGCCACGGGCGCTACCGGGCCGCAGGGCG